TTTGGTCTTCCTGCCACTGCTGATTTTATGTTTGCCCTTATCTCTACTGAGGAGCTTGAACAACAAGGTCGCCTCATGGTCAAACAACTTAAAAACCGATACTCAGACCTTGTTACCTCACGAAAATTCATGGTGGGAATTGACAGATCCAAAATGAAGCTGTATGATGTAGCGGACGATGCTTCCGCTATCAGCATCGATAGCGAAGACCCTGGTGAGGACTTCGCACAATTTACACAAACACAAAACCGTCTATCTAAATTTGCTGAGTGGAATGTATGACTATTGAATTTAAAAAGTATGAAGAGTTTGTGGCACAGGTCACTTCTGCTGCTTCAACGAACTTTGTTGACTTCGCTGATCGTATTGGTGAGTTGGATCGTGAGGGTGCAAATATTGAGCGATTGCTTACTGCTGGCGTTGGGATTAATGCTGAAGGTGGTGAGTTCCTTGAGATCATTAAGAAGATGGTCTTCCAAGGTAAGGCTTGGAACGCAGATAATCGAGAGCATCTTATTATTGAGTTGGGTGATATTATGTGGTATGTTGCACAGGCAACCATGGCACTAGGTATCTCGATGGAAGAAGTGCTTGATCGCAATATCACCAAACTTGGTAAGCGTTATCCTGAAGGTGCTTTTGATGCTTACTATTCTGAGAACCGTGCTGCTGACGATCGCTAATGCTTAGTCTCTGGATCCACTTGGTAGCATTCTTCCAAGTTGTCGTGATGAATTGTATTCAACCTGTCAACTGGAAGTATTGCTATCGGGTGGACCAGTGGTTGATCCCAGATCTTGTAGAAGGTTATGAAATCTGGTCAGGCAAAAAGCATCCTTATCAAAATGAAAAAGACTATCTTAATGACCTCCCATCTAAATAATTAGACGGGAGGTTTTTTCATGACAGCACTTACTTGGTCGCATTTAAATAGAAGCGGCAGATACGAAAATAACCTAAGAGAAATTCATAGGAAAGTTGTTGCTGGAGCACCACTGACAACAACTGACGGTGAGTATTTTGTATTTGATGAGATTGAATTTAAAGTTCCAAAAAGAGATCCAGTAGCGATCAAGATTAGCAAACTGAGTGAGGATGCATTTGTTGCTGCGGCGAAAGCACAAGCTCCTGATTTTATGAAGTCTGTTAGTATCAATTTCAAGAAAGGTAATTTAGTTTTAGCATCTGGAAAGGTTCATAAAGGTGTTGAGTTTGGTGGCAAACCACCAGCAGGGCAGCAACTTGTGGCAAAATGGGGAAGACTTGCAGAACTAACAGAACTATTAGATAAAACTTATGAGTTAAATATGCCAAGCACTCAGGAGATGGGTGAATTGCATTTCATCAATGACATGAATGCTGCAATTGCTGAGGCTATTCAAAAAGAACTCGATAACCCCAGATCTCAGATGGACAAGACATGCCCTTCTTTGACAATCAAGATGGGAAAGCATAAGTTTGAGCATATTGTGGGTGTCAATAAGGTAAGTGGCACACCCAAGGCAGACTTGGCACTTGTAGCATGTCATAATGATAAACTGGTTAACGTTGGGTTCATCTCACATAAGATGGGTAACCAAGCAAAAGATTTTGGTCAGTGGTCTGGTGTTACTAGGGGTAGTGCTGGTTCTGAAATTGGTGATCATCCTGAGGTTATACAATTTATTGAATCTGTGAGAGCTTATACTAGCGCAAATTCTAATTGGGCACAGGTTAGTGGATTTGCTGCTAGGCGTGACATAGTTGATGAAAAATTAAAGATGTATTCTCTCTATGGACCCAATTATGGCAAACAGTTTGGAGAGCAAAATGTCCATGTTTTGTTTCAAGGAACACCTAAGTTAAAGAAGCAGGGATCGCTGTATGTTATGTCAGCTGATCATATTCATAACAATGGTGATAAGATGATGGGTGATTATGTTCCTTCTTTAATGGCAATTAAAAAAGGCGCTTGGGAAAAAATTATTGACCCTAATGCTAAGGGTGTTAGAAGCGACTTTGGTATTCGTGGAATGAGGATATCAATCTATCCACAAGGCGGAAGAAAAGTTACAAATACAATCTGATGGCAAACGTAAAGCAACTCAAACACCTAGAACACCTTGAAGACGAGATGCTAAACTACGGCATCGATGGGTGTATGGCAGCAGTATCCTTTCTAAAGGAACTTAAAAAGATGTTGGGTCATCAAGAAAGTAGTGGATTTATGCAAACTAAGTGGGATGGAGCACCTTCTGTTATTTGTGGAACAGACCCAGTAACAGGTCAATTTTTTGTTGGAACTAAATCAGTATTCAATAAAACTGAACCTAAGATCTGCTACACTGAAGAATATGTTGATGGATATTATGAGGGAGATCTGGCAGAGAAATTAAAATTTTCTCTGCGTTACTTTAAAGATCTTGGCATAAAAGGTGTTATTCAGGGGGATCTTCTTTTTACAACTGACCTCAAGACTGAAGTTGTAAACGGTGAAAAATTGTATACTTTCCGTCCCAATACCATTACATATGGTATTCCTGTAGATCATCCTATTGGTAAAAAAGCACAGAGAGCAAAGATTGGTGTGGTTTTTCATACACATTACACTGGCAATGTTCTTGGGGAAATGCAAGCTCGTGCTGGTGCCAATGTTGATGGTTCTCAGGATGTCTTGGTTGTGAAGAATGACACTCCTATGAACCGCGTTGGTTTCTCCAAAAACGAGATGCGAAAGTTTGACAATTATATCTCTAAGATTGAACGCATGTGTCAGATCTGTGGTGATTTTCTTGATGAATTGGTAGACGCTCAAGGTAAAAGTGGTGATGCAAAGTTGCATATTTCTTCTTTCCTGAAACCATACTTCAACGATCAAATTAAGAATGCTCGCAGTATCGGTAACATTGATGAAGCACTCTATGATCTGGCAAATTTTTATCATGCTAAAACAAGTAAAGAACTTGCTAAGATCAAGACACCTGCCAACCTAGTCAAGAAGCGCAACCTTGTTTATCAAAGTGAAAACTATCTTGTAGATAATGTCTACAAGTTCAAGGCGATGCTGACTTTGTATAAGGAACTGCAAGCAGTGAAGCAAATGGTTATAGATAAACTAGACCACCTAGAAGAGTTTAGAACTTTTGTTCAGACGGAGAAAGGATATAAGGTCACAACTCCAGAAGGATATGTTCTTCACAAGGATGGCAGCATGATCAAGTTTGTCAATCGCCTGGAGTTTGCTTACAACAACTTTACTTTGCAGAAGCAATGGCGTTAGACGGAAAGGTTTGCTACTTCACATTTGGTAGGTTTCAACCTCCCACCACAGGACACGCTGAGAATTTTGACGGTGTAAAACGTGCTGCTGGTCAGCATGACTATCGCATTTATATTTCTCAATCGTTTGATGGGGGTTCTGGTCCAAAGAATAAAGGGCAAAATCCTCTTCCTCCAGATCGTAAGAAATATTACATGGACAAGATGTTTCCTCAGCACAGAGGTAAAATACATTCTGGTCCTAAACAACCAGTGGAAATTTTACAAGACCTAATGCTAGCGGGATATGATGAAGTGGTATTTCTTGTGGGGTCTGATCGAGTCAGTGCCATGCAATTCCTCCATAAATATAACGGAAAAGACTTCTCTTTCAGAAAAATTGAGATACAATCTTCTGGAAGTAGAGATGCTGACGGTGATACATTCGCAATCTCAGGAACAAAAATGAGACGTGCAGCAGCTGCTGGCGACTTCAAGTTGTTCCGTCAAGGTATCCCCAAAGCACTGAACGATAAAGATTGTCGTGCTCTCATGGATGAGATTGCTTCGGCATTACCCGAGAATTATAAATGAAAGATTTCAAGAAACTACGTGAGGAAGCACTGCGTCAGCAACAAAGACAGCAGGAAATATTCAAAGAAGGTGATGCTGTTATGTCATCCCGTACTGGGGATAAAGGACATATACACCGTGTAGGGGGTAATTATGCTATCGTAATTTCTGAGGAAGGTGAGATGTTTCGTGAGTGGATCAAGAACATTAGATCTATAAATAATACGAGAAGAACGTCCCTTTTAAACGATGAAGTATCAGAAACCAATTAATTCGGTCCAGAGCAACGATGGATTTTCGTCTGGTTTGATGGAAGCGTATGGTAAGTGGATGGGAGGTGATTGCTTCCAGAACACAGATCCAGTAAATCTAAATCTATCTGAAGCACCATTTGATGGAATGGATGCTCAGTCACATGGCGCAGAGATCGAAGATACTACCAAGAAAAAGAAGGAAGCAAAGAAAGGTTCTTTCGTTGGTCAAGAGTCTGCTCCTAAGAATGAGGAAGTAGAAGTTCTTGAGCGTGAAGAGTATGAGATTGATGGTCAGACTTATGTTATCGAGAAAGTAAAGGGACTCGATGGCAAAGCTTGCTGGAAAGGTTACAAGTATGCTGGAACTAAGATGAAGGGCGGCAAGAAAGTTGATAACTGCGTAAAGGCAGGTGTTGAGTATGAGGGCGAAGAGATTACTGAGAAGAAACTAGATCCAGTTGGCAAGGAAGATGCCGACATTGACAACGATGGTGATACTGATAAGTCTGACAAGTATCTACATGCTCGCCGCAAGAAGATTGGCAAGATCCTAGCAATGAAGGGCAAGAAATGAAATCATTCAAACAACTCCGCGAAGAGTGTGGATGCGATAAAAAAGAACGTAAAGGTAAGAAGAAAGGAACAGTAGAAGTCATGCCCACTGTCAATGATGGACAGAAGGGTATGGTTACTAAACCTACCAACGAAACGTTTGCTGGTAACTATCAAGGTCCATTGTATGCTCCTCACCCAGATCTCATCAATGAGAAGGCAGTATCCAAGAAGCAACAAAAATTCATGGGTATGGTCAGAGCTGCTCAGAAGGGTGAGAAAGCGTCATCGCCTGAGGTTGCCAAAGTTGCTTCCAGCATGAAGAAGAAAGATGTGAAAGACTTCGCATCTACTAAGCACAAGGGTCTCCCTGAAAAGAAAAAGATGAAGGAGAACTATGATAAGGGTGAGTATGATTATGAAGGAGACATGGCGAAGACACAACTAAAAGGTGTCATCCGCAACGCTCAAGAACTTCATGATCTGCTACAACCAGCAGACAATCTTCCTGAGTGGGTTCAGTCAAAGATCACTCTCGCCGCTGATTACATACAAACATCTGCAGATTACATGAAGAGCAAATAAATAGTTCAGCTCATTATGCGCTATTACCATGCTCTCATTTCTACTTCCCCTTGCCGCTAAGATCGTCAAGGATGCCGTTGCCAAAGTTCCTGACAACGAAGAACTAGGAGAAAAACTAGTTGAGATCTGCCTACTCGTTCTAGAGAAAGCAGTCAAATTGACCAAGACTGATATGGATGATAACCTTCTAGAGGTTGTCAAGAAAGCAATTGCAGCAAGAGAAGAAGCTCCTGCTGAGTGATATCTAGGGGACGCAAGTCCCCTATTTTTATAAATAAAATTTAGGAAAATAGTTTATCAACTGGAGTTCGAATCCATGTCCCTGTATAGTCGTGCTGAAACGCAAGCACAATCAATCAAAGTTCTAAACACTACTGAGAAGGCTTCCGTTGCCAAGTATGAGTCTGACGGGACCCTTGTAGCACACGATGGCAATACCAATGCTACCGCTGGTGCTGAAGGTAATGCTGCTATTCAATCAAGAGTTGTATTCATCGATGCTGTTGAGGCAACCCTTGCTGAGAATACCGAGCGTGGACTAAACGCTCCTGGTTGGTGGCAGTATACTTCATATACTGATGCTTCTGGCGAGACCCGCCACAAGTGCCAACACCTAGCAGCATTCAAGTCTGCTCCTGCTAACGCTGGTGATAGCGACGATACCATCGCTGCTGATGCTGCTGCTTCCATCACCATCAACACTCAACCTGCTGATGTTTCTGGTGCTGCTGATCCATTCACTGGAACATTCGATGTTTCTGGTGCTGCTGTTACCTTCTCTTCTGGAACAGGTCTTTATCAGTGGCAGCGTCAAACCGCATCTGGCACACGCTGGACCAATGTTACCGACGCTGGTGTATTCAGTGGAGCAACAACTGCTACCCTTACACTTACTGCTGCTGCTAAGGCAGACTATGATGGTTATAAGTTCCGTGTCAAGATTACCTCAACCACTGGTGCTGAGGAAGTTGTATCTGATGCAGCAACCCTAACCTACGCATGATCTGAATGAACTTCAATGAATTGACGCCAGACAACTGGCTCTTCTTTGCTATTCAAAACTACAATAACCCGTCGTCAGTAACTTACAGTGATTTTGAAGAAGATCTGAAAAGATTCAAATACATCAAAAGATTACTCAAAAGATACGAGACGACGGGTGAATTGAAGACCCACCTTATTCTAAATCATGTGATTGTATTGTATAATGTGTTTGGTGACGCAGGAACACCACTCCTGTTTTATAAGATTGAAGCAACGTATTGGTCTCAAATAAAGGCGTTTATGTTGTTTCTAAATAGATTACCACCTTTACTAAACGAGGATGTTGACGAGGAATGTCTGAAAAGTCTGAACCTAATTTGAATGAAATGGCAAATGTTGCTGGATCTGGAGAAGGTCTATCACTGCCACCTGCTTTTGTTTTTGTAAATCCTAGACAACATCGTAAGTATAAGAAAGGTAATGATAAAGTAGATGGTCGCACTAAAGGTGCTCGTGCCCTTTTCAATCGTATCCAAAAAAGAAAAATGAAAGAAGAACTAGAAACACAAATTGATGAGGCGATTGTGTCTGACACAGAGAGGGCACAAAAGCAAATCACTCAGACTAAAAAACTCAACCGCCAGAAAGATCTTCAGAAGAAGAGAAAGGAAGCGAAAGAGAAACTGATGAATAAGACCAAAGAGATGGACACTCTTATGAAAGCTCGTCTGTCAGACTTCAAGAAGAAGGCATCAGATCAGCAGAAAAAAGTCCAACAGAAAAACTCATTTGAACCCACAGGAAATATTATGATGGAAAATCAAGATGTAATCCAAGTTGCTCTCGATGTAGCAACTTCTGAACTCAACCCAGCAGGCGAAGGTTCATTCGCTAAGATCCAGTTCTCGGATGGTGGAGTTCAGAATCTAGACAACTTCTCAGCAAAGCGTATTGCTGCTTGTTATGCTCAGTTAGATGACACTCACAAGCAACAGTTTCAGTACATGCTGAACAAAGATGCTTCAACGTATCAATCTGCTCTCGACTTTGCTATTCGCAACGTTTGATAAGAGGGCAAGGTGGCATTCGGTCTAGGTAAATTAGCGGTCCTTGAAAGTAAGCTTGATATCTATGAAGACCTGTCAAAAGAAATGCTCGACAAACTTGAGCGAGCAGTAACAACAATCTCGGACAATAGTAATAAGATTGCTATTGTCCTTGAACGTCACGAAAATCGTTTAGATGA